CATGGTTAAATAGTCTCGATGTAATAATCGTCCGTTACCTCCACAGGAGTGAACCGACCTTCATGAATAAAGTTTGCAATTGCTAGGGACATCACACAGTCATCGTGACACCCCTTCTCAGCCTCAATCTTTCCTTCCTCGGTGACCACATAGGTCAACATCTCCCTGAGGGTGGTCTTGTCGTTGAGGAGGATCTGGTTTTCCCGGAGGGCTGCGCGGAGCTGATCGATAATGAGTGGCTTGGTTTTAACTGTGGTCCTGAAGCCGAATTGCTGCGATTCCTGCTCAGTCAGCTTATCGACCTGTGTATCAAAATAGAGGTTGGGGTAAGCGAAATCCTTGCCCAGCCTAGTGACCGTCAGGATGCCGTGGTTGTTGGACTCGACGCCGATCCTTGCGGTGTTGAAGAAGTAGCCTAGATGGTTGAGTACTGTTGCGAAGTAGTCTGGATGGATCTGGGCACGGAACACAGCCACTTGCTCCTTCTTGGAGTCAAGCACCTGCGCCACAGACCAGTCTCCACCACGGACACCCATGGCAACGTCAGCACCAATGTAGTAAGCCTCTGCAGAATCGTGATGCTTGTAGAGAAGGAGTTCGCCACGGACATGTTCAACCCACTCTTCGGATTCCAGAGCGAGTCTGGAGACGATTGCTGGGGTCTTTTCGATGCGGTCTGCGATCTGCTGGGAGTTGAATACAGGACGCCCGGATGTGAGGAACGCTTCATCAGCGCAGCAAGGGTATTCCTGCTGGAACATCTCTAACCCGTTTACTGCGATCTTCCTTCTACGGAACATCAACTGTTCATCATCAAGTCCGTACTTCTTGACCAGATCCTCTTCATCAGGGGTGCGCTGGAAGTTCTTAGGGACAGGTTCCCGGTATTCCTGTTGGATGAACCAAGGAATGAAGATCGGTTCAAACTCGGACTTGCCTTCGACTGCCTGGGTCCAGATATGATGAAAAGGATTCGCTACACCGTTGGCTGTGGATTCCACGAAGACCATGGTGCCGCGACTGTTGGGGATAGCCTGCATCAGGCCGTTGATGTTTTCCTTGGCGGTCGCAGGGGGGTAGAACGCTGCCTCGGAGAGATGCGCCAACTGCAGCGTCTCGCCACGGCCTACACCCTCACCACCGGCTGTTGCCACCATGTAGGAGGAGTCCAGCTTGTCGAAGGTGAGTTCCTTGCGGGAACTGTACTTGGTATGGGGTTTGAGGATTTCAGGGCAGGAATCGTGATAACGTTTCACCATGTCAAAGAGAGCCTTGGTGCTCTCCGATTGGTGCGTCATCACGATAGCCTTGTTCGCCTTGTGCTGGCTGGTCCACCAATAGATGATGGCTTCGATGACGGTTGACAGCCCCTGCTGGCGTCCCTTGAGGACAACTGCGCGGATCTTCCCGTTCGTGGTGAGCTGGTGCATCACCTTGTCTACGAAGATCCGTTGGGCTTCGTTGAGGACCAGGGGACGGATATCGCCTTCCTTGGTCCGGATCTTCAATGCATGTTTCGCGTAGAACTCGAAGTCTTCCAGCAGCCGCTTTCTTACTTCGCGCTGCGCATCACTCATTCTTTGTTCAGACCTACCTCGGCAGCGATCTCATCCAGGAACGACTCAGCGGTCTTCACGTTCACCGTGGTTTCACTAGCAGGCTTCGCCATCGTCCATTCAAGGACCGTCTTAGCCGCAGCCAACTTATCTTTCACGTTAATATCCTCGCGCCGCATAATCTCGACGGAAGTCTCTATCGCTTCTTTAGCGAACTCTTGCTTTGGTATCTCTAAACCTTTGGTCATGATTAAATGTTCTACGATGATTTTGGCTTCGGCTTTCGCCTTCTTCTTGAGCTTGTCACGCTCAAACTTGGTATATCCCTGGGTTGACCCAGCCGGTCTGCCGATATTCGATGCGAACCGTTTGTCGGTCCAGAGTTTCCACAGAGCCCTACCTTCTTCAGTGAGCTGCATCCTTACGAACAGGTTTTTTGCTGGGTCCTTTGTCCCCTTCCACAGCTGCTTTTCTCGGACTTTTCCCTTGGCTCTGGGCTTCCTCGGTTTCTTCTCTGGCTTTACTTCGTCTGTCATTCTCTTGTTCTTCCATTTGCTTTAATCGTTCTTTTATGGCTGCAGTGACAGCCTCAAGAGTGGATTTGCTTTGATGGTCACATTGCAGTGGGGAGGGCAGGGATCTCAAGACCTCCTGCCCAATCTCCAGCTTCACTTGATTGGTGAACCCCTGGTCGTCCATCACATTGCGGAAGGTGACCAGGAGGTTGTAGATTTCTAATGGTTTCAATTAATGGGTTCTTTCTTGCCGAACTTGGTCAGAGGTTCCACATAGACCTTGAGATACTGGAGGATCTTGTCGTCCTTTTCATTCCTCATTGCCCTGTCTAGGAGCCTTGCCTTCTCTCTGGGGTCTTTCGTTTGTGCGACCTCATTGACAAGACTTTTCAGTTCGTCAGTGGGTGCCTTCTCATAAGCCAGGTCTGTAGTGCGCTTGGCAGTCCTTACCGTCTTCTCATAGGAGATTTGGTTGCGTATGCCGCTGTCTGCAGTCGGAGCCATGTCCAGGATTCCCTTGGATGCCGAGGGTTGCTTCATGGACTTCAGACGGTCCTGGAGTGCGTAGAATGCTTCATCCGGGATGGTTGTGGTCCTGTCGTGGACCGCATCGATGATCGGCTTGAGCTTGGGATTGGAAGCCGCCAAGGTATCCAATGCGGTGTGGAGTTCAGCAGGGTTCATGCCTGTGTACTGCGCCATGACATTGAACTTGTTGGACCGTGGGATGACACCGGCTGCGGTATTGTCAGCATGGAGAGCTGCCGAGGCTTCCCGGAGAGGGGAGACCGCAGCCTGTTGCCTTGCTGCGGCTGCGTCGGCTAATCGCTTCTGTGCGTACTGCTGGTTTGCATTGGCAAGCAGGGAATCTCTAGCTTGGGATGCCTGCGCACCCTTCGCTGCCAACTGCTGCTGTGCGATCTCCTCGGCACGTTGCGCCTGTACACTGCCCAACCTCTCTGCCTTGTACTGCTGCAGTCGTTTGGCAATATCCATTTCCCGCTTCAGTGCCAACTTCTCGACATTCCCTGTTTTGGTCGTTGCCCGAACACCTTGTTTGGCTACCGCATCCGCTACGAGCCCGTCCAAAACGTTCCCCGCTACAGATGCCTGAGATGCACCAAGACTGCCCAGAACACGGTCAGCAGCCTTGGCGTTGCCTGCCTTCAGAAGCTGTTCTGTCGTTTGCTTACGGGAGATGTTGGAGCCTAGTAGGGATTTGATAGCTCTTGCAGGAGTGTCAGGTACAACCCAGCCGACAACGCCTCTAGCAAGCTTGGCAAGACCCCCAGCAGCCTCCTGTTCTGCAGTTAGGCTACGGACACGCTGCGCCTTTGTGACCACATCAGCAACAGCGTCACCAACTTCAGTACCACGGAGAGCGCCAATAGCGTTCTGGTCAAGGGCCTTCCAGTTATCCAAAGCCCTGCGCAGGTTCTTGGCATTCGCTCCTTGCTCCGCGATTTCCTTTCCACCAATCTGCGAAAGGGATTGCTTTGCCGCCTCTACAGGCTCTTGAGCAACCCTGTTCAACTGCTCTGCACGTACCGGCTGACCACGGAAGTTCGGATTTTCCTTGATCTTCTGTAACTGCCGCACGATCTCAGCGTCAATCCTCGCACCTTCTTCGGACCCGGCATTACGAGCAAACTTTTCAATAGCAGCCTTGCCGCTCAGTTTGTCAGCGACCTTACCGATAACTGCGCCACCAGCAGCACCAATACCAGCATGGGTGGCTAGTTCGCCAGCGTTATACCCTTCCTGACCATCGGCATTGATCTTGGCAGTTTGCTGGATAGCATCATTGACGCCAGCATATGCCGCACCAGAAGCGGCAGTTTTTGCTGCCGTCCCGGTTGCTGCGTTTGTAAGGAACCCCTTTAGCTGATCTTTGGTCCCAAGCTCTATCGACTCACGTAATCCGCGTTTGATGGCTTCCTTGGTAGCCATTTGCCCAGCCTTGGCTGCAACCTTACCAGCACCGAGACCCAAGTAAGTCGTTGGGTCCGTCAAAATAGACTGTCCAACGTTCTTCCAGACATCCGTAATGGAGGTGTCGTCATATGCCTTCATGGAATCCAGCAATGCCTTCTTGCCTTCCGGGGAGTAGTCCCTGGCCTTGAGAGCCTGTTGCCCACCAAGAAGCAGGTTATTGTTCAGGTCGGACATCTCCTGCTTGAGCCAGGCTTCTGCTGCGGCGTCGTTACCGTCAAACTCCTTGCCGTTCTTTTCCCGGTAGAGTGCACGGGCATTGGATGACCAGTTGAACTTCGGTGCGTCCTTGACAGCTTCCTTGGGAGAAGCTGGAGCGTCCACAGGACTAGCCAGCCCCCCAAAGTCATACGACTTCTTCTGGTCATCCACGGGAGAGGCTAACCCTCCAAAATCGTATGTCGCCATTAATTCACCTTATGTTTGTTTCCTGAGGGATCTGTGAAAACATCTCCCTTCTTGAGTTTTCCTGACTGAAGTGCGGCCTGGAGGTCTGTCGCGCTGGCGAGGACCATAGGACCGCTGGAGGCAGCAGTCTTGACACCGCGTTGCTTCAGCAGCGCAGCCTTGTCATCCATTGCCTGTTGCTTGTCAGACGCAGATGCTTGCGGGGAGTTAATAATCTGGTCAAGCATCTGAACTGCCTTGGCATCCCTGTCAGCTTGCTCCTGCGCGGATACCGAAGGGAACCCCTGCGTACCCTGCGCTACCTGCGGAGTGCCCTGACCACCTGCCACCCGTTGCCGCACCTCATCAGCACTAAGCGATGTCTTGATCCCTGCGCGTTGTTCTCTGGTGAACTTCTCAACCTTGTCGAGAGCCTCCAGCTTCCTTTGCAGGTAGGTCGTCCAGACCTCAGGAGAGGCAGTGTCGGACGGAGCAGGAGAATTGAACAGCCTCATCTCGGTATCGGAGATCGCACCCTTGGACAGCGCAGACTTGGCAAGCGCCTCGTCTACCTTGACCTCGGCCAACTGACGCAGTGCATCGGCACCGTGGTAACCGAAGGCTTCCGCGACCTGTTTCACCCCAGGGGCATTCAGGAAGTTCTCACCAGGTTTCATACTTTGGGCAGCGGTCAGCGCCTGCTGGAGGCTCATACGCTGCGGAGCAATCCTGCGCAGATGACTGTCGAGTTCGTCGGCCTGCTTCTGGTCACCCTTGACATCATTGCCGACACTCTGGACCGCGCCGGTCAGGATGATCCGGTCAGCCATGGTCTGTGCCTGCAGTTTCTTCTGGTCTTCCAAGAACTTCTGCACATCCTTGTTCGGGAGAATGGAAGGTTGTCGGCCATCCGGGTAACTGATCATGGAGAAGGCACCGTCTGCCAGCGGCGTGACCTTCGGCTGGTTCGCCTTCTGCGCAACCAGTGCGTCTTTCTCGGAACGGTCGTATTCGGTGCCGAATGCCGAGAGACCGTGGGACAGCCCCTCACGGAAGTTCCGACCACCGAGCATGGCCGCGCCTCCTTGGAGCAGACCGTCATAGATTGAGTTGGCATCCTTGCGTCCTGGGATCGACTCCAGTATCCCTCTGGAAGGAGCAGGAGCTGCTGCAGGAGCTTGAGGAACGTTCAGAATCCCCGGAGACACCTGAGGAGCCTGCCCTGCTGTGATGTCCAGTTCATTGACTGGAGGAACAGACACATCCACGCTACTCATGGCAGCACCAAGGGGAGTCTGCGGAGCCTGTGGACCCTGGCCGACCTGAAGAATCCCTGCCTGCTTGGGAGGCAGCACAGGAGCCTGAGGTTGCGGTG